GAACTTATATTCTGATGGCACTTTGACTATTCTTGATTCTATGCAAAATGAGAATTTCAAAGTAAAGTTCCAGGATTTGTTCCCCTATTCCTTGTCAACAATACAATTTGATGCTACGCTTTCTGATACAGAATACTTTACTGCAGAAGTATCATTCAAGTATTTGAACTATAGTATTGTTAAAGGTAGTGGATTTGTATGATCACTCTTGATAAAATTCAGGAGATGTGGGAGAAAGATGCAAAAATAGACCCAGATAATTTACATACTGAGTCTTTAAACATTCCTATTCTACACTCCAAATATTATGAAATATATAATAACATATATCTGCTTAGAAAGAAAGCAGAGCAACAAAGAAAAAACATAAGACACGAGAGGTATGAGTATTTTGCTGGAAAAGCAGATCCTGATGTTTATGTGGAGAATCCATTCCCTAAAAAAATTAGGGATAAGGAAACTATGCAAAAATATCTGGATGCAGATGAGAAACTCTCAGGAATCTCATTAAAAATTGATTATTATGAAACCATGTTATCTTATCTTGAAGAGATACTTAAACAGATAACTAATAGAACCTACCAAATCAAAAACTCAATAGAATTCATGCGTTTCACATCAGGTTTAGGTTAATGGAAGACGAATCACAGTATTATAGGTTGGAATTGCCAATAGAGGCAATTCGCGTAGTACATACAGGTCTGAAGCAAGCTGTAGACAAATGGTCTGGTGGAGATCCTGCAGAACAAGAGGATCTATTCACCATGAGAGATCACTTCTATAGAATTATTTTGGAGCACAGTTTCTCAAACCCCTGATAAATACTATCAGGTGAAGGTTTTATCATGGCAGATTTGACTATTCAAAAGATCAATGAAGTCTATCTACAAGTAAAAACAGAACCTCATATTGAGTATGAGTTAAGAGATAGATTCACTTTTGAAGTCCCTAACAAAAAATTCATGCCTCAGTACAGAAGCAAGTACTGGGATGGATATGTGCATTTGTTTAATATGAAAACCAAGAGGATCTATGTTGGTCTTCTTGATAAAGTTGTTGCGTTCTGTGAGCAATCAGGATACTCATACAAATTTGAAAACAATAAATTCTATGGTCCTCCCTTTGAAGTCAATGATATGATTTCAGAGGAAGGTGTGAAAGACTTTATGAAAGCAATCACACCACTTAAACCAAGAGACTATCAGATTGATGCGGTTCATGATGCTTTGAAATATAACAGAAAGTTGTTGATTTCACCAACAGCATCTGGTAAGTCATTTATGATTTACACTATTGTTAGATTTCATGTCAATGCTAGTAGAAAGATTCTGCTTGTAGTTCCTACCACATCTCTTGTAGAGCAGATGTTCAAAGACTTCCAAGACTATGGATGGGATGCTGAGAATCATTGCCATAGAATCTATGCTGGTAGAGAAAGAGTCAATACAAATGAGGTAACTATTACTACTTGGCAATCTGTTTATCAATTAGATAGAAAGTTCTTTGAAGATTATGATGTGGTGATTGGTGATGAGGCGCACCTTTTTAAAAGTAAGTCTCTTGTAGGTATTATGGACAAATTACACCATGCTAAGTATAGATATGGGTTCACAGGAACTTTAGATGGCACACAGACCCATAAGTGGGTCTTAGAGGGACTGTTTGGTCCATCATACAAAGTAACACAAACTAAAAAATTGATTGATCAAGGTCATCTTGCAACTTTAGATATTCAATGCCTTGTCCTAAAATACAAACCAAAGAAGTTTGATACTTATGAAGATGAGATTCAATTCTTGATTGGTCATGAAAAAAGAAACAAATTTATCACTAATCTTGCTTTAGATTTAAAAGGTAATTCTCTCATCCTCTATAGTAGAGTAGAAGCACATGGTGCCATACTTTACGATTTGATAAATAAAAAAGTCACAGAAGGAAGAAAAGTTTTCTTCATTCATGGTGGTGTAGATGCTGAAGAAAGAGAACAAGTAAGGGAAATTACAGAGCAGCAGAATGATGCAATCATTGTTGCTTCTTATGGAACATTCAGTACAGGAATCAATATTAAGAATCTACACAATGTAATCTTTGCCTCTCCATCCAAATCTCGTATTCGTAACTTACAGAGTATTGGTAGAGTCCTAAGAAAAGGCAAAAACAAGGTGAAAGCAAAACTATATGATATTGCTGATGATCTAACTTTGGGGTCAAGAAAGAATTATACACTGAATCATTTTATTGAGAGAGTGAAAATTTATGTTCAAGAGCAATTCAATTATGACATTATATCAGTCAACATAAAAGATTAGGAGAAAGTGTATGATAGAGGATGATTTCTACTGTACAATCAAGTTCAAAGGTGGAGATGAAATCTTTGCCAAGGTAGCAGCAGAAGTAGAAGAAGATAGAACCATGCTTCTTGTTTCAAACCCTATTGTGGTTGAAGAAGTAAAGTTAAGAGGAACAGTCGTAGGTCATAAGTTTGAACCCTGGTTGAAGTCAACCACTGAAGATATGTTCTTGGTCAATATGGATGATGTTCTTACTATGTCTGAATCAGAAGACATTGAGATGATTTTGTATTATCAGGATTATATAAGAAAGATGCATAAAGGTAATCATGCTCAGATAGATAGGAAGATGGGATATCTCTCCTCTGTTCAAGATGCTAAAGAAGTTCTAGAGAAACTCTATAAATCTAGCTAAAACTCATCTTTCAAAGGCAACAAACCTAGTCTACTGGTAAAGTGTATCGTTGTCAACGTTTTGTTTTGCTGTTATAATAATTCCAGTAGATAAATGATAATTATGTCCTTCTCTTATACTACTATGGCAAGACCTAAGAAATCAGAGCACTACGTCAACAATAAAGATTTCTTGGCTGCCCTAGAACAGTATGCTATTGATGTTGAGAGAGCAAAGGAAAAAGGTAATCCCAAACCACAGATTCCTAGATACATTGGTGAATGCTTCCTGAAGATTGCTAACCATTTGTCATACAAACCAAACTTTGTGAACTATATGTTCAAAGATGATATGATTTGTGATGGCATTGAGAACTGTGTAAGATATATTCATAACTTCAATCCAGAGAAGTCCAAGAATCCTTTTGCTTATTTCACTCAGATTATCTACTATGCTTTCCTGAGAAGGATTCAACAAGAAAAGAAGCAACTTGAAATCAAGAACAAGATCCTAGAGAAGACTAACTTTGATGAGGTCTTTGATTCTAATGACCTTGACGCAAGCAATTACTCAGATTACAATAGTATTAAGGATGCTGTCCATAGTAAGTTGAGGAATTGATGCGAGTAGCAGTTATTAGTGATACTCATTATGGTGCAAGAAAAAGTTCTAAACTTTTTCATGACTATTTTGAAAAGTTTTACAATGAGATTTTCTTCCCAACACTGGACAAAGAAGGTATCACTACTGTAATTCACATGGGTGATGCCTTTGATAGTAGAAAAGGTATTGAATTCAAAGCACTTGATTGGGCAAAGAGAGTAGTGTTTGATCCTCTTAAGGAAAGAGGCATTACTATGCATCTAATGGTTGGCAATCATGATGCTTACTATAAAAATACCAACAATATCAACTCTATTGATCTTCTTCTTAATGAATATGATAATGTGATAACATATTCAGAAGCAACTGAGGTAGTTGTTGATGAGACACCTATCCTTTTTATTCCCTGGATTAATGAAGACAATCAAGAAAAAACTTTTAAATCTATTGAAGATTCAACTTGCCACTACGCGATGGGGCACCTTGAACTCACAGGATTTAGAGCTCATAAAAACCTCATCATGGACCATGGTATGGAGAGCAAACTATATCAGAAGTTCAACAGGGTATTTTCGGGTCATTTCCATACAAGGTCAGATGATGGAAAAATCTTCTACATAGGCAATCCATATGAGATGTTTTGGAATGATGTCAATGATAATAGGGGTTTTATTATCTTAGACACTGATGATATGGAGTTTGAATATGTGAATAATCCTTTTAAAATGTTCCATAACATCTACTATGATGACACTCCCTATCAGATGTTTGATGCATCTCCTTATCACAATAAGATTGTAAAAATTATTGTCAAGTCAAAAAATGATCTTACAAACTTTGAAAAGTTTGTAGACAAAATCTATGAGACAAAGGTTGCTGATCTGAAGATTGTTGAGAGTTATGATTTTAACAATGGATACTTTACTGAAAATCCAGATGTAGAGACAGAAGACACCTTCTCCATCTTGAATAGATATATTGAAGAGGCAGAGTTCTCACTTGATAAATCAGTGGTTCAATCTCTCATCAAGGATGTCTATGAGGAAGCATGTGAGTTAGTATAATGTTTATAATCACAGTAGCAGGAAAGGAGAAGGAAGGTGCATATTCTGTAGTAGATGATGATGGAGAACAGGTTCTCTACATTTTTGAAGAAGAAGATGATGCTATGAGGTATTCAATGCAATTGGAAGAAATGGATTATCCTTTAATGCATGTGATTGAGATTGAAAGCGACTTAATGATTCATACTTGTGAGACACATGGTCACAGGTATGCTATCATTTCAAAAAATGACATTGTGATTCCCCCAGATAAAACTGATGATAACCTTTAAGACTATTACCTGGAAGAACTTTTTATCAACTGGGAACCACCCTACAACAGTGTCACTTGATAGTGACAGCACTTCTCTTATCATTGGAACAAATGGTGCTGGTAAGTCTACTATCTTGGATGCACTCACATTCTCATTGTATGGTAAGTCTTTTAGAAAGATAAACAAGGGTCAACTCATTAATACTACAAATGAAAAGAATTGTTTTGTAGAGATTGAGTTTGTCGTCAATAGTATTGAGTGGAAAGTAGAAAGAGGAATCAAACCAAACATCTTTAAAATCTATAGAGATGGTGAAGAACTGAATCAGAACTCTTCTGCTATTGATCAACAGAAGTGGTTAGAACAGAATGTTCTGAAGATGAACTACAAGTCTTTTACTCAGATTGTAATCCTGGGTAGTAGTTCTTTTGTTCCATTCATGCAACTACCCACAAACAGCAGGAGAGAGGTTGTAGAAGATCTATTGGATATCAAGATCTTTTCCTCTATGAATGATATTGTGAAGGGTAGATTGCGTTTGGTTAAAGATGAAATCAAAACTCTTGAGTTAAAGAAAGACAATCTTAAAGATAAAGTTGACATGCAGAAGAACTTTATCGAACAGATTGAAAACAAGAGTCAGGAAGATATTGCTATTAAAGAAAAAAACATTGGTTATATCTTAAATGAAGAGAACAATTTGATGAATCATGGTGAGAGACTGAATGAAGAACTTCTTTCTCTCGAAAAGAGTCTTGAAAAGTATTCAGGTGCAACATCTAAACTTAGAGAATATGGTAATATCAAGGGTAAACTGTCACAAAAGATTTCTGGCATTGTAAAAGAACACAAGTTCTTTACAGAAAATAGGGTTTGCCCTACCTGCTCACAAGACATTGAGGAGACATTTCGCGTAAATAGAATTAGTGACTCTCAATCTAAAGCAGAAGAATTGCAGAAGGGTTATAAAGAACTCATGGATGCAATTAAAAATGAAGAAGAAAGGGAGTCCCAATTCCAACAGATTTCAGGAGACTTAAGTAAACTTCTTAATGGTATTACTCAGAACAATACTCACATCAATGGGTGTCAGAAACAAATCAAAAGACTGGAACATGAAATTCAAACAATTACCAGTCAAATTGCAAACAGAAATACTGAACATGAAAAGTTAGAAGAGTTTAGAAACAACCTTCAGGACACCTTTGAGATCATAAGTGAGAAAAAAGAGAAGATTACTTATCTTGACTTTACCTACAACCTCCTTAAGGATGGAGGAGTAAAAACACAAATCATCAAGAAGTATCTTCCCATCATCAATCAACAGGCTAACAAATACCTACAGATGATGGACTTCTACATTAATTTCAAACTTGATGAAGAATTTACAGAGACCATTGAATCACCTATTCATGAGGACTTTACTTATCAATCCTTCTCAGAAGGAGAGAAAATGAGAATTGACCTTGCACTTCTTTTCACCTGGAGAGAGATTGCAAGAATGAAAAACTCTGTAAATACTAACCTGCTTATCATGGATGAAGTCTTTGATTCATCCCTTGATGGATTTGGTACAGAAGAGTTCCTTAAGATTATTAGATTTGTGATTAAAGATGCTAATATCTTTGTCATCTCTCACAAGGAGGGACTTGAAGATAAGTTTGATAATGTGATAAAGTTTGAAAAACAAGGCAATTTCTCTAGAATAGAACCATGAACGTTCCAAACTGGCAACATCACTCCAAGAAAAAACAGAAAATTCATCTCAAACCTGAAGCAGTAAGACAACGTAAAGAAGCATTGCAGTTCTTGAAGAAAAAGTTAAATGTAACAGGAACTACATTAAGTTAGCATACGAACACTAAATAATATCAGTGAAATGAGGAGGTCATTATGCACAACCTGATATCACATAATGAACTAGCATCCTGGAAGTGGGATCAAAAACATACTCAAGACGAGAAATACGACCAAGTTTCCGAGTACTTCCAATGCATCTCAGAATGTGGTATAGTTGACCATCAAGCAAGGAGATTCTGCAGACACATCCTAACTGAGTAGAAGCAAATTAAAAAGAGGAGTACTTACCAAAGCCCCCTGCACCTTAAATAAGTGTGGGGGGTTGGTTCGTGTGCCAGTTTATAAAGTGGTTGCAATGGGTTTCAAAACCACCTGGATGCTGTAGACTATTCACATAAGCAAAAGACCCAATGGCAATCAACTATGAAATCAAGTCTCAACTGGCAAAACTGCTTGCCACTGAGGATTTGATTGTTGAGAACAAACAAGTAGCAACAGCACAGTTCAATGTTGAGACTAGGGTTCTGACTTTGCCCATGTGGAAGCGTGCTTCTAACAGTGTTTATGACATGCTTGTAGGTCATGAAGTAGGACATGCTTTGTTCACTCCTGATGATTGGAGTTGGGAAGGAACTGTGCCTCAGCAGTTTGTCAATGTGACAGAAGATGCACGCATTGAGAAACTCATGAAACGTAAATATCCTGGTCTTCATAAATCATTCAATGCTGGTTATGAAGAACTGGCAGAGGATGATTTCTTCTGTCTTGATGGTGAAGATGTTGATAATATGAACCTGGCAGATCGTGCTAACCTTTGGTTCAAGATTGGTAAGTATATTGATATTACTTTCACTGATGATGAGATGGATATCATCAAACAGATTGGTGATGCTGAGACCTTTGAAGATGCCTTAGAAGCAGCAAAAGAACTGTATGCATATTGTAAGAAACCACAAGAAAAGCAAGCATTTAATCAGGCACCAATACCTAATGGTCAATCTGGTAAAGTAGAAAATATTGATGATCCTAATCCAGATGAGTCTGATGTTATTGAAGAGGAGAAGCAGAAGCAATTAGAATCACGTCCTGACCTTGGTGAGGATGAGACCAACTATGAAGAATCAATTGAAGAGGAGACTGAAGAAAATCAACATGAACCAGAGGTAACCACTGATAGCACCTTTGAAGATCGCAAAGAAGAGTTCAATGGAAACCTTAATACTGATAGTCAATATGAGACTGGATATCATGAACTTCCAGAATTCAATGTTGATGATCTGATTGTTTCTTTCTCTGAGATTAGGACTAAGTTTGATTGGGCAGAAGAACTGTGTTTCAAGGAAGAAAAAAAGGCATATGCATATGTTGATTATGAGTATGCTAAATTCAAGAAGTCTGCTCAGAAAGAAGTTAACTTCCTTGTAAAGGAGTTTGAGTGTAAGAAAGCAGCAGACTCCTATTCACGTGCTGCCACTGCACGCACTGGTGTTCTTGACTGCAGTAAATTGCATACCTACAAGTACAATGAAGACCTTTTCAAGAAGGTAACTATTCTTCCTGATGGTAAGAACCATGGTCTTATCTTCATCCTTGACTGGTCTGGTTCTATGGGTAATTGTATTCTGGATACTCTCAAGCAACTTTATAATCTCATCTGGTTCTGTAACAAGTGCAATATTCCCTTTGATGTCTATGCCTTCACTAATTCTTATGTCAGGAATGATGAAGAAGTAGAAAGAAAAGATATCTGGGAGGATGATAAGTTGTTCATCAATGGTGAATTTAGATTGATGAATTTCTTCTCCAGTCGTGAGAAGAAAAAAGATATTGAGAAACAGATGCAATCTCTCTACAGGTTGGTCTGGTCCATGAAGTCCTACTGTTATTACAGTTATCCTCCTGAGTTCAGTCTGTCTGGCACTCCACTTAATGAAACTTTGATTGCACTTACTCAGATCATCCCTGCTTTCAAGAAAATGCATGGTCTTCAGAAGACTCATTGCTTCATTCTGACTGATGGTGAGGCAAATCCTTTGATGGTATCAAAAATAAATGCTTATGGTGGACAAGGAGCACGACATCTCTTTGCTGGTCAGGATTTCATCAGGAACAGGAAGACTGGACACACTTACCAGGTTAAGCGTGCATATCATTCATTCACTAAAATTCTTCTTCAAAATCTGATGGAAGAAAACAAAGATTGCAACTTTGTTGGTATTCGTCTTTGTGCTCCTAGGGAAATGAATGCATTTATTAGAAGCTATCAGTATGTTTCTGATGATGTTCTTAAGAAGATTAAGAAGCAGAAGTATTATGAGATTAAGAACACTGGTTACACTTCTTATTTTGCAATGCAGAGTAATTCCCTTAATCAAGAAGCTGAATTTGATGTAGAGGATGGTGCATCCAAAGCAAAAATTAAATCAGCATTTGTTAAGAATTTGAAGACCAAAGCACTAAATAAAAAAGTTCTGAGCAAGTTCATGGAACTGGTTGCCTAACCACTTCTAGAACTGTCTGCTAGGGGGTGATGGACCCCCATTTCTCCTTTATAATTGATCTGTTGAAACAAACCACTATGGCACTCTCCACTGAATACATCCTGTCCTCCCTCTCCAATCTCTATGGTGATGAAGTAGTTGCTGCTGATGTTCGTGCATGGTGTGCAATGAATAGCACTACCTATAAAACTGTCACTAAGAAACTTGATGAGTACAAGGTTGGACGTGGCAAGTGGAACTTGACTGTGAAAGAAAAACTTGAGCAGTCCTATGAAGCACCTGCAGCTTCTCCTGCAATTGAACAAAATCTTATTCCTCAAAAAGATGATACCTTCGTCTCTTTTGGTAACTTCACAGATATCAAAAAAATTATTAAGTCCAATCTTTTCTACCCTACGTTCATTACAGGTCTCTCTGGCAATGGCAAAACGTTCTGTATTGAGCAAGCTTGTGCGCAACTCAACAAAGAACTGATTCGTGTAAACATTACTATTGAGACTGATGAAGATGATCTTATTGGTGGTTTTCGTCTTGTTAATGGGGAAACTGTATGGCATAATGGACCTGTCATTGAAGCACTCCAAAGAGGAGCAATCCTGCTACTGGATGAGATTGACCTTGCTTCAAACAAAATCCTCTGTCTCCAATCCATTCTTGAAGGTAAAGGTCTGTTCCTAAAAAAGACTGGCCAATATATTAGTCCTGCTGAAGGATTCCAAATCTTTGCCACTGCAAATACTAAAGGTAAGGGTTCTGATGATGGACGCTTCATTGGCACCAATGTGTTGAATGAAGCATTCCTTGAGCGTTTCCCAGTAACCTTTGAACAGTCCTATCCCTCTCCTGCTACTGAGCAGAAGATTCTTGAGGGTGTTGCATCTGACCTTAATGTGGTTGCTCCTGCCTTCTGTAAGCACTTGGTTGATTGGGCAGACATCATTCGCAAGACCTTCTATGATGGTGGTATTGAGGATGTTATCAGCACTCGTCGTCTGGTTCACATCATTCGTGCCTACAGTATCTTTCACAACAAAGAAAAAGCAATTCAAGTTTGCATCAATCGCTTTGATGAGGAGACCAAAGCATCTTTCATTGAACTCTATGACAAGGTGGATGCTGAATTCCAAATGGTTGACACTCAGGAGTCTGCTTGATATAATCTATGATAAACGCTTGGTCGCTTTTACATGATGAACTTTATGGAGATGAACCCATGATTGGAACAGCAACTAATAAAGACTACAATGATTTTTGGGAGAATGATGGAATTAGTATGGTAGGCAATCCTTTTCCAAGTGCAATGTCAGATGACACTATCACTTTTTCACCCACAACATTTGGTGCAGCACAATCTGTTCCCTATGAAAATTTTATGGGTGAAGGAGAAGACCACATCTCATTTGACACAGGTAAATTTAACTTGAATGTTCCAGCAGAAAAGAATAATTCAATGTACAAATATAATGAGGAAGAGATCCTTAAAGAACTGAAAGATTATATTGTTAGAACATACAATCAGCATTATTCTGCTGGTGATGATAAGATTCAAACCTTGGATTTGATTGAAGCATGTGGTGATGGTGAAGCATTCTGCAGATCCAACATTCTCAAGTATGCCTCACGCTATGATAAGAAAGGCACTGCACGTCGTGACATTATGAAGATCTTGCATTATGCTGTACTTCTGATGCATTTCAATGACAAAAATGCACAAAATGAAACTTACCCTCAGTGATGAAACTACGTAACCCCATGAAACTGTCTGAAACTACTGTCAACCTGCTGAAGAACTTCTCTTCTATTAATCAGTCTATTTTGTTCAAGGAGGGTAACAAACTGCGTTCTATCTCAGTGATGAAGAACATTCTTGCTGAGGCAACTATTGAAGAATCATTTCCCAAAGACTTTGGTATCTATGATTTGAATCAGTTCCTGAATGGTCTATCACTCCATGCAAGTCCTGAACTTGACTTCAAGAGCAATGACTTTGTTATGATTAGGGAAGGCAAGATGCGTTCTAAGTATTTCTTTGCTGATCCCACTGTCATTGTTGCCCCTCCTGAAAAGGCAATCAATCTTCCCACAGAAGATGTTTGCTTTGAACTCACCAGTCAGCAACTAGAGAAACTGAAGAAGGCAGCATCTATCTATCAACTGCCTGACATTTCTGCTGTTGGTGAAGCAGGTGTAATCAAACTGGTTGCACGTGATAAGAAGAATGATACTTCTAATGACTTCTCTATCATTGTTGGTGAGACAGACCAAGAGTTTGTCTTTAACTTCAAGGAAGAGAACTTGAAAATTGTTCCTGGATCTTATGATGTTGTTGTTTCTCAAAAACTTCTTTCTAAATTCACCAATAAGAACATTGATGTCACGTATTTCATTGCCCTGGAACCAGACTCCACCTTTGGTTAAGAAGGACTATGATGGTCCACTTTATGCCCCTTGGCATAAAGTGATTGCTGGAAGGATGAGAAAGTGAAACACATTCTTTTTACCCTGAAAGGTTGTCCATTTGACTTACTAGATGACAAAGAGTTCATTAGGATGCTTTTGTATAGAGCAACAAAAGAATGCAAATCCACTCTACTCAACTTGGCAGCACATAAGTTTGATCCTCAAGGAGTAACTAGTATTGCCATGCTTGCAGAGAGTCATATTTCCATTCACACTTGGCCAGAGAAAGGTATGGCAGTTTGTGATATCTTTACTTGTGGTAATGACGCTACACCTGAAGTTGGTGTAGAATACATTAAAGAACAATTGAA